ACTGGTCGTAGACTTGGAGTTGGTCAATTATATCCTAGAGGTGTATATAATAAATAGGAGATTGTGAGAAACTAAATACTCTTAAGAGATCCACCTAGCTAAAGAAATAGATGACTAGAAATAGTATAGAATTATCTCAGTTTGCATCTTTTGTTGAAATTAGAGATGCCAATCAAAACATAGGATTATCAACATCTTTAGTCATGTTGGGTGGTGTTGGTATCGGTAGCACAGTCGGTGACTATCTAACAGAGAGAACAGCAAGAGGTTCTACTGCTGATGATTCACTGATTAACTTTAATGAGTCATATTTGTTAGATGATGTTTATATTGAAGGAAACTTAAATATTGATAATGGATCTAGTGGTTCTGTAACTGGTTTCGGAGCAACATTCCCCAAGTTAAACGTAGGTGGACTCACAACAACTAGGGATCTTGTAGTTACTGGAGTTACTACGCTTGCCCGTGACTCAGGAATGGGAACGGTTTATATTGGACAACCAAATGTTCCTGTTGCTGGAGCACAAGGTGGTAATGTGGCAAATAGTAATGCTGATATTGGTATCGCAGTCACTGGTCCTGGTGGTACTATCAATGGTTCTGCGGATGATGATTTTACAGCACACGGTTTAGTTGTTATTGATAATGTTGGTGCAGCAGATCCTAAAGAAGTAGCACTATATGTTTCTGGTAGAGTTCACTTTAATGGTGGTGATCCACTTATCACTGATCCCATAAATGGTGGTGAGACTGGTTTAGGAACTGAGTTCGTTGTTGTTCCCGAATCCCTATTTTATGACACCATCACTTGTATGGAGGACATTAATATCGTCCGTGAACCAGGTAATTCAGAAAAAGCAAGGTTGAGAGTATTTAATGATCAACGTGAAGGTGATTGGGTACAAGCAGGTATTGATACAGAAGCAGCTTCTGCCGCCATTTTCACCACTGGTGGTATGGAGGTTCGTCAATTTGGACAAGTTGGTTATGGATTTAGTGTTTCCGAATATATTGAAGTTGGTTATGGATTAGGTGGAAGTTCTGGTTCAGAAGATCATCTCGGTGATGATGTAATCAGTAGATTTTATGGAAATATGAATTTGGAGATGCCAATCCTTTCGATTGGTATGACACCAGGTTCTAAACAATCATCATTTGCTCCATTGGGAAAAACTGAGGTTAATACTGATGGTGCAGTATTCTCAAATTTATTACCAAATACTAATAACATTCCAACTGGTGGTATTGGTAGTGACGGTGGTCGTTGGAATACTATTTTTAGTAACTTCTTAGATGTTGGTCCTGAGGGAACTGACAGTCAAGCAAATTTGGTGAACCTAGACGTTGGTTTGGGTGCAACGATTGCATATCTAAATGTTGCTGGAGTTGGTAATACGGATGAAAATGAAATATACCTAGATGTTGGTCCAGGTAAGTCGAGGTTTGCTAATGTTGATAGTGCTGGTTTCTTTAATCATGTTGGTATTGCAACAATCAATGGATTCTTAAACATTATTAGTGATAGTTACAATAATGCATTCGTTTCTACTGCTTTCCAAGCAAATAACGTAGATGTTTACAAGCAAGATGTAAATAATAGCACAAATCCTGAGTTCTTCTACCCAGCAATGGCAAATTCTGGGCAGAATCAAACTGATGCTGGAGCACAAATGTTTGTTAATCCAGGTTTCTATCTGGATGCATTTAGTACAAGTCTATTCGTACACAATAACTTAAGTGTTCTTGGCACTGCAATCAATGCATCAGTAGAAAATCCAGATTTAAGATTTGACTTAGTAAATTATGGTGTTACTGAACTGAATTTTGCAGGTGGAGCACAATTCATTGACATGGGTCAAGGTGAACTGGCAGGATCTATTACATCAATTAGAAGTGAAAATACAGAACTTACAAGACTGATTGTATCACAAAATGAAATTAAAGCAAGTGATAGGCAAGTAAATATTACACTTGATAGTGCTACTTCAACAGCATTTGCAGGTTTCGTTCAGATTGGTGGTACTCATATTAAGTGCGACTCTAATGTTATTGATATTGCTGATACATCACAAAGAGCAGACTTATTCAAATCTGGAGAAGATGTTGTTATTGGTGCAGAAGATATTGGTATTGCTACCATCAGAAATAATGTCACAGAACTTACTGGTTTCTTGAGACTTGGTAAAAATATTATTCAATCATCTGATGAATTTACTGCAATTCAAATTGGTCTTGGTGCAACATATACTGAAATTACTGGTGATTTAGTTGTTGGTGGAAGAGATATTCAAGATGGTATTGGTGTTACTAACATTACAATAGAAGGTGATTCTAAAACTATTCTTTATGGTGATCTAGAAGTTCGTGGAAATCAAATTCTAGCATCTGATAGTACAGTTAATATCTTGATGTTTGATGCTCAGGAACTAACAAGTTTCACTGGTAACATCAGAGTTGAAGGTAACAACATCTTAGCAGGCACTGGTGATACTAATATCACTATGGTAGCAAATAATAATACCATATTTGCTGGACCAATTCAAGTCGGTGGTAACATCATTCGTGCAAGTAACGGTCAAGATAATATCACAATGGATAGTGATGTATTAACAACCGTCACAGGTGATTTACAAGTAGGCACAGGCACCATGCGTGCTGGTGGTGGAACTATTTGTATTGCAATGGAAGATGGAACTGGTAATGTTGCAATTTCAAGTGATGTTACTGCTAACAGTGCATTCTTTAATGGTCTTGAAGCAAGACTGAATGTTCAGGATGTCAACATTAGAGATAACCTTCTCACACTTGGTCTCATTGAAGATCCACTCAATGAAGGTACACTTATTCCACCTAATGTAGCAGTAGGAAATACTGGTGATGCTGGTATTTTGATGGCACGTTATGATGTTGGACTTTCAACTCATAAGTATGCTGGTATTTTCTATGATCAATCTGCTGGAAGAGTTGCAATTCGCACCGATGTAAATATTAATCCTGGCACTGGTGAAATTGGAAGAGATCGTTATGTTCTACCTCAAGGACTTCCATCAGAGATGGAGTTACAAAATCTCTATATTAATATAAACAATACTCTTGGACTTACTACAATCTTTGAAGCAAATACTATTGACACAGGAGTAGAGGTAAAAGAAGTTCTAAATGTTGTAAATGTTGAGATTGATGCTGGGTTGTATTGACAAGATACCTAAAAGTTGCTACAATCTCTCTGTTGGGGTTAGAAAGGAAATAGCTTTAAGACCTTGACACGTCTATATAATGCTAGAAAATTGCTAAAGGAGTATCTTTATGGACCCATCTGAGATTTCATTACAAACACCATCAAAATCTTTTGAGTATGAAAGACTTTCAAGAGATATTGATAAGATTGAAGATATTGAGGGTCTACGAACGATGCTTAAATCATATGTAAAATTATATTTCAAACAACAAGAGACGATGAAAATGATCTGATAGAACCAGTTTGCGAACTGTCACAAGCACCTTGACTTTAGGGTCTGGGTGCTTTATAGTATATTCATTGATACGGAAAGCACTTGACCATTTCTCTTCGTCCTCATCAGCAACGTGCTTGCGATGCTATGTTGAAGCACGATCTTGGACAAGTAATCGTTCCGACTGGTGGTGGTAAGACTATCACCATGATTCAAGATACTATTACAACACACGATGCAATCAACAGTGGCACCACTACTGTTGTTGTTGCTCCTCGCATTCTTCTTGCTGAGCAACTCTGTAGTGAGTTTATGGAACTTATTGATCCTAATAACAGTGATCCATATTTGCATGTAATGCACGTTCATAGTGGTGAGACTCATTACTTTAGTTCTACTAAACCAGATCAGATTCATCTATATGCTGGCACTGCTCGTAGCATGGGTGAGAACATGATCATCTTCACTACTTATCATTCTCTTCATCGTGTGATGGAAGCAGATATTGAAGTCAATACAATATATTTTGATGAGGCACACAATTCCGTTACCCGTAACTTCTTTCCTCCTACTGAGTTTTTCAGTCATGATGCTGATCGTTGCTATTTCTTTACTGCAACTCCGAAGCATTCTATTACGGTAATGAAACCTGGCATGAATGATCCTGAAGTTTACGGTCAGGTTATTTGTCAGGTTCCTGCACCCGAACTGATTAACAATGGTTTCATCATTCCTCCTAAGGTTGTTGTCAATCAACTAGATAATGCAGATCTTTATCCTGATGTTCCTGTCCGTGATTCTGCACATCTAATCAAGACTATTGATGAGACTGGTGCTGATAAAGCACTGATCTGCTCAAAATCTACTAAGAATATCATCAACCTGATTGGTCAGTCTGATTTTACTTTTCAACTGGAAGTACGTGGTTATTCTTACATGTATATCACTGCCAAGACTGGTGCAGTGATTGATGGTCGTAAGGTCAAT